CAAGGTATTGCGGATGTCATACATATCGCACAATGCCGAGCTAATTTCGTTAGCGTTAATCATTTAATCCTCCTGACCCAATGCTCCCCGAAAATCCGATCAAATACATAATCCTCGCCCACGCTCAAATTGCGAATGTGTTTAATATCATCTTCTTCGTATCCATTTTCAGTATTAAAAAAGCTGGTTGGATGGTAGGCAAGTTTCGATTTGTTATCGTCATCGTGATAGCCAGCACCCCAAAAGCATTCAAATTCTTTAGTTATTATTTGCATATCAATACTCCGAAGGAAGCATTAGGACATCGCCAGAAATCCAAAAGTTATAAGAACCATTGGGGCAATCGGTATAGGAAATATTCTTTTGGAATATCCTGTTATCGTTTCCATCGGTAGCCGTGATCTTGGCTTTCTCGTTATCCACATCAAGAGTAATAGCAATAAAGTCATGCTGGGATGTGAGCTTATAAATCTCCGTGGATACGATATCCAGAAACCAGAAAGCCCCAGCCGTATCAGCAAAGTATTGCACCCCATCGGTGTGCTTTAGCTTTGGATTGAATAGGAAGGTTTTGTAATAATTTTCAGTCCCTCTAAACTGCGATAAGTTTTCAGATAAGTTCATATCAGCTCCGTAAGGTTGGTAATGTTGGTTGGTCGGGGTTGTTGGTAAATAAAGCTCCAGCTTGATTACCCTCATCATCTGAGCTGGGGAAAATCATATTGCCATCGTCTAGGATTAAAACGATAGAACGCTGATCCCAACCGAGCAATTCCATCTCTTCATCCAATAGATAGCGGACTCCTACAATCTTCCGATTGAGAAGTAATTTCTTGGCGACATCGCACCAATGGTCATTAGTATTTTTCATTTCGAGATCCTTAATAAATTAAATATAAGCCCGACCCTTCACAAGCCTGACCCTCCTAAGCCTGACCCAACTACAAGCCCGACCCTGTTGCAAGCCCTACCCACTACTTGGGCCTTAAAGCCTGACCCAATCGCAATACATTTTTGATTGTGCCATATTGCATTGATAAAAGTAAATTGTTGACTAAATTGGTATGGTATTTTTTATCCCCCGTAAATGATCGTTTATAGAGCTTATTTCTATTTGATGTAATAACCCTATAAATTAGTCGGGTATGATTTATCGATTTGCTTTATATGGTCTAATGCAATATGGCGATTTTGCCATTTGCAATACTTAATTTAATAGGGAAATTAATATGAATATTTTAAGATTGTGGAATGATTATTCCAGCCATAGAAGGGATTACAGAAGGGAAATTATTAAAAGGGAAATTAAAACCCATTTAACGGGTCGGAGGTCATATCGCTGGGATCATGTGAGATTGGATAATATCCAAAATCAGCGAAAGTCTTTTAATCGTTTTGGAGCTTCTGTCGGTGAAGCTATCAGGAATGAAGATATTTCTGCGATCCTCGGGCTGGCTAATGACTCGGTGCGTTTCCAGAGTGATTGGATCGATTTCATAGAAGAGAAATTTCCCAGCTATCAGGGTGATATTTTCCGTTGTAATGACTGCGAAGCAATCGAGCATAGAGACGACTCTTATCGGTGCTATGACGATTATTTAGTGTGCGAGCATTGTCGGGACAATAATTATGAATGGGATGATGATCGGGACACCTATGTGCGAGAAGAGGATTTAAGCTCGAATAGCATTATCGGTGAGTATCATTCCTCTAGGCATCGTCTGGGTCATATTCCCTCTGCGTATGATGATCGTAAGCCCAGAGTATTGTTAGGGCTAGAGCTTGAGATAGAGGTTGATGATGATCGCACAGAAACGGCTAAAAAGCTCTTAAACGGGCTTGGAGAGTATCAGGGTGAGACATATGCCTTATGTGAGGGTGATGCGAGTCTGGATCATGGTTTTGAAATGGTCACGGCATATACAGGTTTGGATGTGCATCAAGAGCAATTATCGTTTTTTAAGGATGATCTCTATAAGCCATTGAAGGGTGCAAAGTCTCACGATACTAATACCTGCGGGCTTCATGTGCATATCTGTAAATCAGAAATGACCACGCTTCATGGTGCGAAAATGATCCTCTTCATTAACGATCAAGCAAACCAGAAGCTCATTAAAGCGATTGCCAGAAGGGATAGTTCTTATGGGTCAATTAAGAATAAATCTGACGATAAAAGTTGGCTAAAAGAGTCTCTTGAAGTAAATGGGAAGCGTTCCCAGCTAAGGCGATTAAATCGCGATAGATACGAAGCCCTAAATTTTCAAAATGATCGGACAGTCGAATTCAGATTATTTAAGGGTTCACTTAAATACGATACGATCATGGCGTGTTTAGAGTTCACCTATGCGACATGGTTCTTTTGTCGGGAAGCCAGCACCAAGAATTTGACAATCGATTATTTCCTGAAATTCATCTGTGCTAATGAGAATAAAAAGGATACGAAATTTCTCAGAGCTTTTCTCAAATCTAAGGGCTTTTCAATGCCCGAGTCTAACATTCACCTACTTAAGAAAGTTGCCTAATCATGTGTCTATTACTTACTCAATCCAAATCTTCCCCGATCCTCTCGGATGCGTGGCTATCGGATTTTTATAGCTTTAATGGTGACGGAGTCGGGGTTATGTTTGCTCACCATGGGGAGTTGATTATTAAGAAAATCATCCCTAATACTGCTCAGGAGTTTATCGATTTTTATCGGGAAAATATCGCTGGTCGGGATTGTGCTTTTCACCTAAGAATGAGAACCCATGGGGATATCAATCTTCTAAACTGTCATCCTTACGAAATCCTTAATAAAGCCCAGCATGGGCTGGATTTGTGGCTTATGCATAATGGGGTGTTATCTACGGGTAATAAAGCCGACACCACTAAATCAGATACTTGGCACTATATCCAGAATTACCTAAAACCTATGCTCTCTGGTAATCCTGATTTCGCATTTCATCCGAGCTTTAAGGCATTAATCGAGGATCACATCGGGGGATCGAATAAGTTTGTCATTATGGATAACGAGGGACGGCAAACTGTCATTAATGAAGGTTCTGGAGTCTATTGGGGTGGGTTGTGGCTTTCTAATACCTACGCATGGAGTGCCAGCAAGTCGGCTAAGAATCATCCCGTGAATATGAAAAAAGCTAAAAAGCAAGTGCTAGAAGCTCCCCAAAAATACTCCTATAAATCCTCTGGGTTTAATTATTTCGGGGGGGATTATTCGGGGAGCTATCTATATCCAACATGGGATTATAAGAAGCCAGCAGATCATAGAAGGGAAGTTGAATTAAACCTAGAGGATCTTAACTACATCATCGGGGAGCATGATGTCTCAATCGATCAGGGCTTGAATTTCGTTGATGAATTCGGGCTGGAGAGCTTCTTAGATCTAGTGGATTATGCGATCTCGGGAGAGCTGGATATAAATTGGTTTAAGCGTTTAATGACTGACTATAAGCTCGCTAGAGAGTCATTCCCAGCTCTTGGGAGAGTAGTTTCTTAAAACCTTCCCTATTAGGTTTTAGCCCAGCTTCGGCTGGGTTTTTTTTCGTCTAAAAATTTTCTGCCTATTTTCCAGGCGTATAGGTAAAATTTTTTCGAGTGTTTATAAGGGTTGCAAAGCGATCTAGAGAGTCATGCTTTGGGTTCTGGTGATACTTGGTCGGGAAGTATTCCCCTATGAGTTGCACATTTCGGGCGATTGCCTATACTTCGGCAAATTAAGTTCTCGGATTGTTCACATATGAAAACACCTAGATTAACCAGAAAGCAGATAAGGGAGCAGATCGCTAATACTCCAATAGAAGAGATATTGCATATTCCCGTGAGATCACTAACGACTAAGCAGAAAGCATACTGTAAGAAAGTCGCTGAGGGAAAGCCATTCAATCAGGCATATAGAGAAGCGTATAACAGTAAGGGAAAGCCCAAGAGCATAGGAAAGGAAGTCAATGTAATGAATAAATCCCCCAGAATTGCCCATGAGATAGAAGCCCAGAAGAGGGCTATTGAGTTTGAGACGGCATATTCTGCCCGACAGTTAAAGAGCATTGTCATATCCCAGCTTACCCAAGAAGCCCTAAACCCAGCCAGCAAAGCCAGCGAGCGGATATCTGCTCTTAAAGCTCTGGGTAATGTTGCCGAGCTTGG